GTTGTTCGGATACTCTCTATAATAAACTATCATACGATACTCGAGATGTTGTGAAATCTAGGCGTTTTAAAGAAATATTTCCCGATATCCATTTAAAGGGTGATAAGCAGAATGTCAAGAGCTGGAGTGTGGAAGGCGCTCGGCAGGTAAGCTACTTCGGTGGTGGTGTTGGTGGTACCGTTATTGGATTTGGTGCGTCAATGCTCGCCATGACGGATGACTTGTACAAGAGTCTGGAAGATGCATTATCGGATAATAACAATGAAAAGGTATGGTCTTGGAAGCAGGGTACGCATGACTCCCGTATTGAAGGAAGCTGCTGTATGATTGATATTGGTACTCGCTGGTCCTCTAATGATGTCCTTGGACGCATGGAAGAAGCCGGCAAGTACAATGAAATCATTCGTATTGCTGCGCTGGATGAGAATGATGAAACTTTCTGCGCCGATGTTCATACTACAGAATATTACAAGGAATTACGTTCTGAAACAGACGAAAGTATTTGGATGGCCGAGTATATGCAGGAACCGTTCGAGGCCAAAGGGTTACTATTCCCCAAATCGTCTCTCATGCGCTTCAAACTTGCCGATATTGCAGGGAAAAAACCTGATGGAACACTCGGAGCCTGTGATACTGCTGATAAAGGAGATGATGATTTCTGCGCACCATTCGCAAAGGTGTTTGGTCCAAAATACTTCATTACCGATATTCTTTTCACTAAAGATCCTGTCGAAGTCACAGAACCGCGCCTGGCGCAAATGGTTATTGATACAGAGTGCGATCAACTACGTATTGAATCAAACAATGGCGGGCGTATATTTGCTATCAATGTACGCAAACTTGTTACTGCTAAAAAGAAATCATGTATGATTCAAGCCCGGGCAACAACACAGCACAAGGAAACACGTATCATCATGAAAGCTGGCTGGATAAAGAAGCATTGTGCTTTTCTTGATGAAACAGAATATTCTAAAGGATCAGACTACGGTCGTTTCATGAAAGCGTTTACCAGTTACAAGCGCGAGGGTGATAACGCTCATGACGATGCTCCGGATGGCATGACAATCCTTGCAGAGTTTGCAGAGTCACTTGGCTTGAAATTTAAGAAGCAAACTCGTAAGGTAGGACGCGGATAAGTTCCTTTCTGTGTATATTTTAAGAGAAAAGTATATGCCAGACATTAAGGATATTCTGAAAAATGAAGATTTCGGTAGCATAGTAGGTGATTTATGCGTTGATACCCGTGAAAATCGTAATCCTCGTGAATATATGGAGGAATACAATGGAGACAGAACCCGTCGTAAAGAATCAGTTGGGTATCGGGAGCCTAAAAAGATTGCTGTATATTCAGATACAGAAGTAGAAATTGACCCCGAAACAGGAGCCGAAAAGCCAAAGAGACTAGAAGACAAGACTGTCGATGTAGCTAAGGTCGTAACCAACCTACCTAAAAAGATCGTCCGCACATCTGTTGCTTTTTTGTTCGGCGGTGAAATGACTATCACAGCAGAAGATTCGAACGACGGATTTGATGAATTTAAGAAAGTCTATAAGCGAAAGCTCAAGATGCAATCGGTATTGAAAGAGTTTGCTCGCAAGGTGTTGTCTGAAACCAAAGCAGCTATTGTATTCTATCCGGTCACTAAAGATGATGGAAAAAGCCAGTTGAAGGTTAAGATTCTATCTACTCCCAAGGATAGTAATGTCGAATGTGAATTTTATCCACACTTTGATGAAGACGACGATATGGACGGCTTTATCTATAAGTACAATGCAGAAGTCAATGGCCGTACTTGCGAATGCGTGAAAGTCTATACGAAAGATGTTATCTACTCCGGTATTATGGACGGTGTTTGGCTAGTGAAAAAGATAAAGAATCGTTTTGGCAAGATTCCGGTAGTATATGCTGAAGTCGATTGTCCGGATTGGGAAGATGTCGCTAATTTGATAGACAAGAAAGAAATGAGACTTTCCCGCCTATCAGATACTAATGACTACTTTTCCGAACCGATACTGAAAACTTATGGTTTGGCTAATCTTCCGAGCAAAGAAACTGTAGGCAAAGAGTTAAACTTTACTATGGAAGTAGATGCGGATACCGGTAATACATATCACGGTGATGCAGATTACTTAGCATGGCAACAGTCCTGTGAATCCGTAACACTTGAACTTAACCAGTTAGATGATGCAATACATTCCGGATCTTCAAGTCCTGATTTATCTATGAGTAAACTAATGGGGCTTGGCAACCTTAGTGGTACCTCACGTCGTTTTATGTTGATTGATGCAGAGATTAAGGCATCTGAACAAATGGAGATATTCGGCCCGGCAGTTCAACGTACAGTGGCAATAGTTCAGGCTGGAATGGCTAATATTACGCACACTAAATATGCATCGCAATTAAAAGATAACTACATTGAGGTTGAGTTTGGTAGTATCCTCCCACAAGATCTAGCTGAAGAACTCAAGAACCTTGAAACTGCTTCTCAATTCAATAGCAAGGAAACGATTATAAAGAATTCACCATACACTGACGATGTGGAAACAGAATTGAATCGTAAGAAGCAAGACGAAAAAGAGACTGCACAGAATAATTCATTTATTGGAGCAACTTTATAATCTATGCCCGGACTTTCTTTCTACGATAAACAACATATACAGAAAATTGCTGCACAGCAGGCCGTAATAGCTAATATCTTTAATCAATTTATTCTTTCTGTTTCCCCGTATCTCCATAAATGGTCTGATGCGGGGAAAAATAACGTATGGATACGTAATCAGAGAATAGAGAGTGCAGTTGACCGGGAACTGCTGAATCTTGAATCAATGCTATATGCTAATATCTCTGCATTTCAAAAGGACGGTTGGGAACGAGCAGAAAGAAAGAATGATGATTTTATTTCCCAGTTCATCAAGGGAATGTCTATTTCCAGTGCAACGAAAGATGGTATGTTCGCCCATAGCTTATCTGCATTTGAAGCGCTAAAGAACGATATAGATGCTAACGGATTCAAGTTATCTGATAGAGTTTGGAATATTACGCAACAAACGAAATCGCAACTCGAATTCTATCTTGATAGTGGCGTAGTTGCCGGACGTAATGCAAACGGAATCAGTAGCGATATACGGCAAATTTTGCAAAATCCCCAAAAACGCTTTCGCAGGATCCGGAATGAGAAAGGTGAATTGGTATTATCACAACCAATGAAGAATTATCATCCAGGACAAGGTGTTTATCGTTCAGCATATAAGAACGCTCTCCGGACATCTGCTACAACTACGAACATTGCTTATCGTAGTGCGGACTATGAACGTTGGAGCAAACAGGACTTCATATTAGGTATTGAGATACATCGCTCGGCCAATAATCGAGGACCGTGCAAGATATGTGATGCGATGGTAGGTAAATATCCGAAAACATTCAAGTTTACAGGCTTTCATCCTTTTTGTATCTGCTTTGCCACTCCTATCACCATGGAGCCGGAAGATTTTGCTGATTTCTTGCTGAATGATACGGTTCCGCAAGGTCAGACTATTACGGATATTCCCCAGGCGGCAAAGGATTTCGTCAGCGAAAATAAAGATGGATTACAATCTGCTTTCTGGTACAAGGATAACTTTACCAATGATGGAGGACTACAAAGAGAAATAGTTTCCCAACCTATTACGAATGAAGTTATAAAGGTTTCTAAACGTATCAAGACTGATGCAGAGAAAAATGATATTCAAAAAAGATGGGAAGACCGATTTGTAAGAAACTTCAACCAAGCCAAAATAGAACAGAAGATTGGTGTAAAAAAAGGCAAAGAAATGACCTTCGAAGAAGCTAATGAGTTACGGGGAAACATTAATTATGGAAAAGCAAGCGAATATAGTGTAAATTGCCAGTCTTGCGTAGTTGCTAATGAATTGAGGAGACGTGGATATAATGTTACAGCTCTACCAAATCTTCAAAAGACAGGGAACATTCCATATGAGTTATCAATGCGAACCAATTGGGTATGGATCGACCCCAAGACTATGGTTATGCCTAAAAAACAGACTGCAGGAGGCATATATGATATAACAAGATCGGGAGCTTTAAAAAGCAAAAGTATAAAAGAGTTAACCAAAGAATTAGTTGAACTAGTAAAAGAACCGGGAAGATATCATATTGATTTTGCTTGGAAAGGCAAGAATTCTGGGCATATTATTACTCTGGAAAAATTACATAATGGAAAAATAATAATATATGACCCACAAACTGGAAAGATGAAAAACTGGAGAGAATTATCAAAGGAAATAAGTTTGAGATATGGAGTTAATGTATTACGTGTAGACAATTTGTTGGTTAATACTGATATTATTAACGGAATAGTGAAAAAATTATAGTAATGTATCTACATGATCTTTAGGCATGGAAGTCATTCCCATTATATCTTCTGATTGAGTATATGGTGCTAACGTAGCAACACTATCTTTAACAAGGATAAAGCGAGGATAACCAATACAACATCCTGCATCTTCTTTCCGGGATACTGTATATGCTAAATAGCCGTTCCATTCTCCATAATAGGAAACTTGATCGAATCCATTTTGAAGAGCGAGTTCTTTAGCTTTCTTTCTATATTCTTTCTTCTTATTATCCATGTTGCAAATATAGTCATTGATTCCGGAATAAAATATATAAGCAGGAAAAATTTACTCCCCTTATATTTTAATAGAAAATCGTTATGACAATCATTGATGCAATTAAAAAGGGCTTGAAAGCCGCAGGTGTAAATGAAAAGTACGCTGTAAAGGTTCAGAAACTCTTCAAAATCGAAAAGGAGGATGATATTGATACTTATATTGCCTTGTTCAAAGACAATATTCTTCCTGATCTTGAAAACACATCCGCAATAGAAAAAGCGAAAAAGGATGCTATTGCCGAGTATGAAAAGAACAATGGTTTAAAGGATGGTAAACCTATCAAATCGGCTAAAAAGACTAAGAAAACAGTAAAATCCGAAGACGATGATGAAGAAGACGATGATGAAGACTTCGAAGATTTGCCCGCATCTGTAGTTAAGCTATTGAAAGCCCAACAGAAGCAAATCTCCGAGTTGACCGTATCGGTATCTTCTGTCGTATCAACAGTCACAACTTCCACGAAACAGGCATCAGCCAGAACACTATTTGCAGATGCAAAACTCCCTGAAAAGTGGTTTAACCGTATTGATGTCAATTCTGAAACTTCTGTTGAAGATCAGATTAAAGAGTTGCAAGAAGAATACGCTGAAATCAGACAGTCGGTAATAGATGATGAGGTCGCCGGTGGCGGTTACAAGCCTAATTCCTACAAGCCCAAAGAACGTTCTGAAAAAGAATGGCTAGAACTTATGGAAGACGAAGAAAACTCAAATAATGGAACTGCCAGTCTTGGCCTCGATGAATAATAACTAATAATTAAAAGCTATGTTCAGAAAAAAACAAAAAGAATTTCAGTATGCTCCCGGAATCGAAAAGATTATTGAGGACATTCAGGGCGGTGGTACTATTGCCCGTGCGGAACTGAAGGGAATCATTGATGAACTTCCTCCGCTTGTTATGGTAGGTAAGGATGCTAACGGTCTTTATCATACTGTTAAGACCGGAAGAATTACGGCAGTTGCGGATGCTGATGCAGTAACTATTCAAATAGCAAAGAATCATGTGTTTAAAGTTGGAGAGGCTGTTACTGTTGGTGG